TACATCATGGCCGGGCTCGATGACAGGACCATAGCAGACGCCATGGGCTGGAGCGCAAAGGACGTTGAGCAGATGCGTAGAGTCTACGTGGACAGAGAGGCCGTGGTGAGCGCGGCTGTAATCAGGTTGAGGGATAGGCGATGAGCAGAAGCAATCCATACGAACACAACCGGTGGGATGCCGAAGTAATTCACGTCATCCTATACGGGCTGCACTGGGATCTGATGAGCGCACGGCAGGGGGTTCGCGATGCTCTGGTCAAAACGCATGCGGCAGAAGTGGATAGCTATGCGGATAGTGGCAGAGCGGTTTTGCAGAAATGGCTTGGCGACCTCAATCGGCTACGAGATCAGATTGACATGCTGCTGTCTGATGCGGGCAACCTCCGCACCGAAATCATTAGGACGACTGGTTGCGACGGCGAATGCAGCAAAAAAGCTCGCCAGCGCACGAAAACAGACCAGGAACCTGCAAACGGCCTGCAAACTGCGCCCGAAGGCGAAAGCTAAAGCCTTGAAATCTTGGTGAGCCCGGCAAGAATCGAACTTGCGACCCGCTGATTAAAAGGCATGAGGAACACCGTGTTACGCCAAGGGACTAGCTGCAAATTCGGCCACGATCCACAAGCCTTGAATCAAAGGGATATGGTTTCAGCGCAAACCGCCCCCACCAGCAGGAGCTATCTATGAACCCAAACATGGAACGCGCTTTTGCTGCCATGTGGGACAGCGACCCCGGAGGTCAGCAATGACGCAGGCTGAGACACGCTGCATTGAGGAGAAGCTGGGATGAGCGAAGTTCAGAACGTGCCTTACACGTTTGAGCAGACCGTTCACTGGAGCGGACTCGACGGAAGCAAAACCTCATGGACGACTGAGGGCAGCGATCTTCATATGGTCCGCGTGACCGCCTTTCGCAACGCTGCGCATTGCGGCTGGAAGCCGAAACGTTGGTGGCAATGGTGGCGCTGGGACGACACGCCGAACCCGAGCGCGGAAGTGATGGAAGCCATCAGGGAGAAGCTGGGATGAGCGAGTGGCTTCCGATTGAAAGCGCGCCGAAGGATGGGACTGAAGTTGACCTGTGGGTTCGCTCCGAAATCGACCCTCGCCGTGGGCATCACCGCATCTGTGGCTATGTCTGGGACAGCGCATATAAGTGCTGGCGCAAAAAGACTGATCTGCACTACATCAACAAGCCCGTTGGCGTGGTGACGCACTGGATGCGAACGCCATCATATCCCACCGACCTTGCGCATGTCGAGAAACTGACGGCACGCTTTGACCGCATCGTCAGCCGCGCCGTTGCTTGGGCATTGGCGGGACGGGCTCGCTCAATGCGCCCACCCCTCACCACGGCTCACGCTGAAGCATCACAGCCGTCAGGCAAATGAACTCGAAACAGAACGCGAGCCAGAGTATAAGCTTGAGACGGTCGGACATGGGCAACAGCCCCCGGCCCTAAAGCCGGGGGAGTAGGCTGGAGGCCCTACACATTCCACCGCTTGGCGAAGTAGGGCCAGGCGATGACCGCGGCGCCCAACAGGATCATCCAGTTGCGCAGCGGGGTCAGGAACGGTATCGGCTCGAAGCTCGGAATGATGAGCGCAGTCGCAGCGAGCGCCACAACAGCGGTCCAGAGCACTGCCCTGAAGCGGCGCCAGAAGATTTTGTAGTCGAAGTCGGGAACGTTGACCTGAGGCACGGTTAGTCTCCTAGATGTTGCAGGTTGCTGCGGCATTGAAACCCGGTGGCCGCCTGTCCGGGCAGGAACACCACAGCGCGTTGTTGTGGTCCCCTATCTGCTCCGCTGTTTCCAGCGTCAGAATATCATCGTGAGAGATCAGGATCGCCTTCCCCGTCGCGCACAGGGCCTCGCGCCAAACTGCGTCTTTGGTCGCGGTAATGATGCTCGGGGAGGGTCGCGGTTCCGTCTGGCAACTCGCGAGCAGAGGGAAGGCTGCGCACAGCGTCAGCCTGACGAATAGCCTCATTGGTGTTCTCCGTGATGTTGGTGATGACTTCGAGTTCGGCCTCTGCCGCTTCTCGATCACGCTTGTCGTTTACTTCCCTGCGAGCGCGGGCCTTCTCCGCCTCGACATACGCAAAGCCAACCAGCAGCCCAGCCAGAACAAGCCAGACCCAGCCGGGCACTTTCTTGAGCCACGTCCAGACCGAAAGCCACGTCATCAGTGGAGCGCCCTTGTCGCTTTCTTGCGGCCCCACGCCTGCACCAGTTCGCCCGCAATCATGACGCAGAAGCCGCCGACGAACTCCATGACGAGGGGATCAGACACCGCGCCTAGGAATGCGTTGGAGCCCGTCTTGAGCATCCAGAGGCGTCCGATCATGATCAGGACAAGGCCGTAAAACCGGCGGCTCTGCCACATCGCCTTCGTGTTGGCGGACCACTCTTCGGACTTGCGCGCTGCGTCAACGGCGCTGGTCTGCTGCCCGATGGGGATGGGCGGATCTGGCACGCGCGGCGCAGGAACGGGAACCGGTAGCGGCGTGGGGGCCTGCGGGGCTTTAGGCGCCGCTACCGGACCAGCCGCACCGGAACCACTCACAGACGGCGCGACGGGTTTCGTGTCAACGTTTGGCGAAATCTTTGACGCGACGGATGCGTCAGGTGAAGTTTTCGCCGGTTCTTTTACAGAAGCAGGAGCAGCCGGTGTCTCGGGTTGGGGGTAAGACACCGGCTGTCCCGCCGCTGGCGCCGGCACGGACACCGGAGCCGCAGGGGTGGTAAGAACAAGCTCGTCCTTGTCCTCGATGATGGTGACGCTCGCCTCTGGCTTCGGCTGGGGTACAAGCTCGGACCATGGCTTGGTCAGCGTGGCGCTGGTGTCAGGCGGGCGCGACGTATCCAGCCGGGCGCGCATGAGCGTGTCCTCAAGCGTGGTGGTGGCGTCGGGATCAATCTCGCCATTCGGCAGGGTGCCGAACTTGATGACGGAGATGCTGCACGCGTTTTCCCACGGCAGGTCATTGAACACGCAGGCTTCCGCAAGACGGCGGCGGTACAGCCCTTTGAGCGGCTTGCCCCCTGCCCGGCAATTGCGCGGGAACTCCAGCAGAGCGGATCCGTAGGAGCCAGGATCAAGAACCTTGCCCTTGTCCGTCACCCCGCCATTCAGCGCGGCTTTCATGGAGCGCGGGATATAGCCAAGGTTGAACGCCAGCGAGCATAGCGCGTCGAACTCGCTTTGTGTAAGTTGGACCTGCACGCTGTCACGCACGATCTGCGCATGCTTTGCAACGTCGGCTTCCAGCAGCGCGTCGGCCTCGGCAAGCGTGATCTGCTTTCCGATCACCACGTCTGGCCCGGTATGGCCATAGCCCACCGTTGCAACGCCGATGACATCGCCATAGCCGGTGAGGCTCAGGCCCTCGAAATGCCGGATGAGGTCAAGCGCCGCCTTGGACGGCAGCAGCTCACTCGGCGGCCTTCGGCGCAGAATTGCTATCGCCATCGTCTTCCTTGTCCTCTGTCAGGTCTGCTTTCGTGGGGCGCGTCTCGCGCATGTACTCGATGACTTTCTGGAGCTTCTCGCTGCGACGCTTGCGGGCGGATTCTTCCCCGCCCTTTGCACCGTTCTCCTGCGCCTGCTTGCGCTTGGAGAGCGCCATCTGCACGGCCAGCAGGGCTTGCGCGCCGACGCTGCCGCAGGCTTCCAGAAGCACCACCCAGAAGATGGCAAAGATGTCGCGGAAGATCAGGCCGTCGAAGCCCGGCCAGTAACGCGCGGGGGCCTGGAACACTGCGGGCAGCGCAGGATCACCTATGGCCTTCGCCGTGGCCGTCTGCTTGGCTTCCAGTCGGCTGTTCTCTGCCGCCTCGATCTTGTCGTCCAGCGCGTCCAGCTTGGCCTGAGCCTCGCTCTGATAGCGCGCGATGTTTGCCTCGTAGGTCGAGACATCATCATTCTTCGAGTTGCCGTCATCCAGCACGAGGTTCATCGACTGGCGGGCAGCGGCCACGAGCTGGTCACGGTCAGCGCGGATCGCGGCTTTCTCGGTTTCCGCCCGGCTGATGATTGAATCCGCCGTCTCGGTTGAGGCCGATTCCGTCTGCGTGATGGCCGCGTTCTTGCGGTAATGAAAATCGTTGCCTTCTGTGACGAAGCCGAGGGCTGCGATGCCGCACGCCACAAGGCCCATGGTCCAGATAAAGCGCAGCGTTCTGCCGGCCGCAGGGTTCAGCTTGTTGGTCTTCAGCCACACGATGGCAAGGCCGCCAAAGATGACGAAGGTGCGGAACACGATGCCAGCGGTCTGGAACGTCAGTTCCATTCCGGGCGGGGCCAGCGAGGCATAGAACTTCGCGTCCCAGACATAGAGCGTCAGGCACGCAAGGCACACAGCCGCCCAGAGCGCGCTGAACGTGACGAAGGAAACGGTGAAGGCGGGGGCGTGGTCCTTGATCCAGCGGAATCCAGAAGCCCACTCAGCCTTGGTCGGAAGACGGGGGCCGCTCATCGACCCATCCCCTGGAACTCAGCCCAGCGCTCTAGGCCAAGCTGGAGAACCGCGAAGATGCCGACAGCCATCAGCACCCATCCGAACACCGGAATGCGCGCCCAAGAGTTGATCTTCTGCTGGTCCTGTAGCGTGTTGACTTCGCGCTTGTGCGTGCCCAGCTCATTGCGCAGGTGGTCGATTGCCTCCGTGAGCTTCTGGAGCCCGTGGCGGACTTCCTGACTGTCCGATGACAGGGACGCGAACTTGGAGCGCATCTCGCTCTCTATGGCGGCCACCTTGGCGACGATCTGTTCCACGTCTTCTCCATTTGCCTTGCGCTTGCGAAGCTGTTCGACGTCCTCCCCGAGTTCACGCAATTCACGCTTGATCGCCTTGAGGCGCTCGTTGACTTCTTCGTCCATGTTTCCCAGCCCTTCCGGTTAGCCCTAGGCGTTGAGCCACTTGCCCAGCGCTTGCCTTCGTTCGATGTCTTGAAGCTCTGCCTGTTCTTCCGGTGTCATCGGATAGCCGCGCGCGTCCGGCGCGATGAGAACGTGGCGCAGATAGACAAGCTGGCGGGTCAGGCGCTCGCGGGCGTCTTCCACCGTCTCGTCGGCAAGCATCAGGTCGGCGAAGTTCTCCGACAGGTCGGCGACAGGCTCCTGTGACTCTTTGATCACTTTCGCCGTCGCGGCATCAAGTCTGGCAATGAGATCAGCCATCTGGCGTTCAAGTTCAGAAATCCTCGCCCGCGCCACTTCATCCATTTCAACTTTGACCGCAGTGATGCGCTGCTCAATGATTTGCTGATGGCGCACGGTTTCGGCAGGCTTGCTGCGCTGGTTTCGATACTGCGCAACATAACTTTCAAGCCGCTTCTGATACTCAGAGAATGGCTCGTTCTTGCGGTCCCAGCGGGGCCGCTCCAGTGCTGTTGTCATGGGGGTTCTCCGCTTACGTCCCGATCAGGCCATGTCCAGCCGTCGCGTGCAGGTCATCGATCAGCGCCTTGACGCGTTCGGCTAGCTGCTGCGTGGTGACGGTGGTGGTGTCGAACGTGGTTCGCGTGGCCGTTCCGGTCGCTGTGGACCAGCCTGTCTTGCGCGCTCCGACAACGCGGTTGTCATTTACATAGTAAGCGACAAGCGCGTTGAAATTTCCCGGCCCTGGATCTGTCAGGCCGGATGAGTAGAAGCCGCTTTGCAGTGTAAAGCGGTCAGCTTCTGTTCCGTTGACAAAGTTGGCCCAAATGTATCGCCCATATTCTGCGCCATTGGTTGCAGCGCCAATCTCGACTCTGAAAGTGGCATAGCGCGTATCGTTGCCGCCGCTGTCCTGCGACCAGTATTCGACATATCGGATATCGTCACCCGATGATGGCGATGCCGTCTCATGCCAGAATACCTGCGTTGGGCCGGTCGCGCCGGGATCATCGCGTAGATGGGTGATGCGCTTGAGTACACCAGACGCGCTGGCCGAGGTCGTGTTGATGACCTCGATGATGCCGTCCGTGTTGCCCGATGCGCGGGCATAGACAGGATCGGCATCGCAGGTGCAGTTCTCGATGACCAGAAGCTTCTGGCTGCGGTTGTTGTTGTGAATGACGCTGGCGTCCGGCGCTGTGTCGATCTTTGTCAGCAGGTGGTCGCCGTAAATGCGGATCGTCTCGGTTGACGTGTCGTTCTTGAAGTCCGCAACGATGGGGGAATAGTGCTTGTTTCCCGGCCCGATGACGGCATCGGCATATACGCCCATTTCACCAATGATGAGGCCCGGAACCGTGTCGTATGTCTCGTCCCCGCCCTCAAAATTGCTGTCCGTGACCATGCCGCCACGGGCTACGCGGTATAGGTATTCGCCACCAACACGATGCGAATAGGTCCGGCAGTTCGACGTGATCCATCCGCCGCCATTGCCGAGATAAATGCCGTAATCTGCAACCGCCTGACCGTTGAAGTCGCACCCTACCAGATCTCCGTCTGTGGTCGCGTCATATTCCCCGGTCGTGTCGCCAATGCTGCGGAACTGGAACAGCGCGTCCCCGTCAAACAGGCAGCTTTCCAGCTTGTTGCCTGAGTTGTAACCAGTAGATCCGTCCGTTCCATCCTGGTTTTGCCGCGTCGCCTCAAAGTCAGCGATCAGGCCGCCACGAAACCAGCAGTTCTGCACAAGGCACGTATAGTTTTTCTGGACAAATGTACGCTCGACTTGCCCAAGGCCGTCGAAGATGATGTTGCGGAACTCCCACGGATTTGAAGCATAAGCCTTGTTCGCATTGGCCGTGAGCCACCGGTCAGGGGCGATGCCGTAGTCATCATCACCGCCGCCAATGCATGCCAGTTCAGCCATGCCGTCCGGGCAGACAATCGCGCTGCGGTTCTTGTAGAAGTTGCCAGACGCGGCATTCGTCGGCAGCGTGAGGTTAGAAAAACAGTAAACCTTGCCAGCCTTCAGCGCCATCGCGCCCATGAAGCCAAGCGCGTTGAGCGTGCCTTGCAGGGCCGTGGTGTCGTCCGTGCCGTAGGTATACCGCGCGTTTGACGCAACGCTGGTCGTGGGCGCCGCTGTCAGTTCGATAGACGTTGCCGAGTTGATCGAGGCAATCGTGGTACGGTGCCAGCCATAGACGGTTTCCGTGGTCAGCGTCAGCGTGCAGCCTGTGCCGGTCCCGCCGGTCGTGGACACCGGATTGGACGGCAGCGCAGAGTAATAGCCGCGCTTCCTGACAGAAACGGCTGTCACAGCCCCTGCCGACACAGCATCGACGCGGAACTCTGCCGCTAGCTGCGACGTTCCGCCTGAAACCGTGATCCGATCACCAACAACATAGCCAGTGCCGCCTGCGCTGATCGTCGCGCTGTTAGCCTTGTAGCGCGCTGCGCCAGCCGCCTTGATGGCAATAACCTTGCCGATGTCCGCGCTCGTCCATGACGCCACGCTGTCCGTGAACGTCTGATCTCCCGATGTCGCAACGCCAGAGTAGCCCTTGACGCCATCGCCGCGCGCGAGGCGCTGCTCAGGCCGCACGAAGTAGTAAAGCTCTTGCGCAACCGTCTGAACGTCCGTGATGTTGTCCGCAACAGTCTCGACGTCTGCGATTGCGTCTGCAACGATGACAACTTCCGCGTCAATGTTTGAGACGATCGTAACAGCATCCACCAGATCGGGGTCTAGTGACGCAAATGCTTCCTGAAGCGCGTCCCAGTTGCCAATGTCGGCATAGGTGATGATCAGCGTCTTGCCGCTCGCCGTGTAGTCCGCCTCAAGCAGCGTCGTCGCACCGTCCGATGTCTTCACAACAAAGGTAAAGTTCGTGGTGTCGTCGAAGTAGAACTTGATCTTGCCGTCCGCATCCGAGACGACAGGATTGGCCGCCGCAGTGGTCAGCCCGACGTTGGTGTAAACGGTCTTTGGCGTCGTGGTGTTCTTGTTGTAGGTGTAGCACTTCGCGCCTGAAGCCGCTGCGCTATTGAGAACAGCGTTGTGGATGAAGACGGCTGCGGTCACTTGGCATTGCTCCAAATGCTGAAAGCCCGCTGCGATGAGCGGGCGAAACGTTGAGCTGGTTGTGGGGTTAGTTCTTTACGGGCGGGGGCTTGGGGGCGCTTGCCGGGGGTGGCGTTGGCCCCTGCAGCCCGTCAATTCCGTCCATTGCCCACGGCGCCGGCTCGGGCAGCGCCCCCACGCGCTGGTTGTAGCTCGGGCTGTAGGTTTGCCAGCGCTGGAACTGCTCGGGCTTTGTGCGCAGGTATGCCTTGTCAACAATGGCAAGTTCACCGTTGTCTGGCGACTTCAGGATGGTCTTGCCGGCAGGCAATTGCGCCTCAATGCGCGTAGCCAGTGAGTTGATGTCGATATTGTCCACCAACGCCAGGATATGCGCTTTCTGCGGCGTCGATGATGCAAACTGGACAAACTTGTCCGCAACCTGCTTCTGCGCATCAGCCCATTGCTCTGGGTACTGCGCCTCCCAATCAGCGGTGCGGGGTGACTCGCCTACGAGATCCATTCCGCGCGTCTGTGCGCGGTTCTTGGAAATCCTGTGCCTGATTGCGTTTGACAGGTCTTCCGCCAGGTTCGACGGCCACATGGGCGACATGACGGCAGCATCGCGGTCAGTGAACAGATCCGCTTTCACGTCATACACTTTACCGTCTGGCGTGGTCAGATTGGCGACGGAACGGCTTGCCCCGACCGGCGTATCCGCTGAAGACTGCGCCAGCGCATTGCGAGGCGGACGAGCCATTCCAGTCGGTGGCGAACCCGGCGGGTTCTTGCGGATCTGACCCGCTGGCGGGATCGGCGGCGGAATGCTGCCGGGGCTTGGCGTCTGACCCGGAAACAGGCGCTTCATGGCGTCATCCGGCGACGACATGAGAATGTCGCCGATGGCGTTCAGTTGCTCCTCGGAGTAGCCAGCCCTGCGCACCATGTTGATGATGTTGGCGGCTCCGCTGATAAGCGCATCCTTGAAGTTTCCGCGCGCCGCGCTCTGGCCCATCTGCATCAGCGCGTCACCCGTTGCCGACGGCCCGCCGCGCAAGACCTGCGGCGTCACCGAGTTGATGTTCGGGTTGATGCGGGCGCCCTTCTGGGACAGTTCCGCCTCGATACCAAACTTGCGCGTGATGCCCTGCGCAGCCGGATCGCCAAACACGGCCTTGAGACGCTTCTGGAAATCCGGGCTGTTGATCCGGCGGGGCGTCAGTGTCCCCCGCTCAACGCTCCCGACGATGTTGCGCAGAACGCCAATCTGGTAGGCGTCAAGCTCCTGCCCGGTGAGCGCCGCAACCTCGCGTTCGATGTCCTGCGCCACGCCGCGACCCTGCAAGGCGCGCTCGCCTGCTTTCAGTCCGGCCTGAATACGCGGAGCCTCGCCGCCTGCCTCGCGCGCCGCGGCGTACGAACTGGCCGACAACGGCGGAACCTCTGTTCCTGTGGCCGCCTGCGCCGAAATCGTATCCAGTTCGGTGACAAGGGCCTTCCTGACACCTTCAAGGTCGTCAATGCCCTGACCGTTGGCGACGCGCTTGGTGATTTCCTCATCCACAAGCTGCTTCAGCTCGTCATAGACCTTGAGCGGCGGCATCTGGTCGGCCTGACCGATCAGCGGGACCGCCTGGTTCTGCACGCGGTTCACAGCGATCGGATACAGGCTGCGCAGCGTCGGAGAATCGCGCACGATCCGTTCAAGGTTCGCCGTCTCGGCAAATGGCGCGGCCTCCGCAGCCTCATAGAGCGGCGCAGCCTTGGCGCGGCTGGTCTTCACCATCTGCTCAAGCGAAGCGTAAACCTCTTCCGGGTTCAGCCCGGTTTCGTCGGCAATGTCTTTCAGGAGCCTGCTCGGAAGGCCCGCAACGCGATCCTCAAGGATTGCCATGGCTTTTTCCGCCGTGGTTCCGGGTTGGCGCGTGAGCGACACCAGATTGGAAAGCGTGTTCTGCGCCATCTCGCCGGCCATGACGGGCTTGTCGCCATACTTCGCCGCGCGGCGCGCAAAATCCTCGACCGTGACGATGCCAGAGCGCTCAAAGGACCGGCGGGCAGCATCCGTTGCGATACGCTGGTTGTTCGCCGCGACAGCGCCCGGCATGATGGGCTCAACGATCTTTGCGCCGACGCCGGACAGCGCATTGACAACGGGGCGCACGACAGGCGCGACGATCGGCATGGCCGCGCCAAATGCGGCGCCATAGGCCGCATTGGTCTGTGCAGCCGCAAGCCGTTCAGGCGACATAAGCCCCGGCGATTCCTCGCCCTTCGCCAGCGCCTCGTTTTCCGCCCCTGCGGTATAGCCGAAAGCAGCGCCGCCCGCCGCGCCCTGCGCGCCAAGGTTCAGCACCTTGCCCATCAGGTTGATCGGCGCGCTGCCCGACTTCATCAGCGCATTTGTGATTGGAGAAACCAGCTTGCCGCCGACCTTGCCTGCCATGGCGCCGGGCTGAAGGAAGCCGGTCACATCTCCAGCGGTTGACCAGCCGGGCTGATCGTTCCGGGCATCGCCCATGAACTCGCGCGCTTGTCCCTGCCGCTGCGCATAGGACTCGCCCCATGATGGCGTTGGCGCGTTCGGGTTGGGCGAGAAATAGCGATTGCCCACCTGATCAATCGTGGCGTTGATCGCGCCCGCAATCTTGTCGCCCTGCCCGAACGTGGCAGAGTTGACGTTGGCCGATGCCCATGCGCTGAGCGGGCTGACCTTCTCGCGCCCTTTCATGACAGGCGATGTCGGCACGCCGTCCACGAAGAACTTGCCGTCCTTCATCGATGACAGCGGGACGGCGACGAAATAGTCGTTGAAGTTGTTGCCCGTCTTGGTCGGGACCGGCCTGTGGACGAGGATTTTCGCCTTGTTCGGGTCGTTGTCGGTGATGAAATAGGCGTTGTTGTCCTTGCCCGGAAACGACATTTTGCCGGGGCCATAGGCCGCCGCGAACGCTTCCATTGCGGACGGGTCTACATACTTGTTGGCTGGCGCCTGCGAGCTTCCCACACGCGACAGGAGGTCCGAAGCATAATCGCCCGTCGGGGCCGCCGTCGGCTGGTCCGGCGTTGCGGCAGGCGTCGGTTGTGGATTGCCAAGACGCGCCAGAAGGTCGGAGGCATAGTTGGCCTGTGGCTTTACATAAGACGCCTGCGCATTGTGCAACGCTTCGGCGTAAGTAGTAGCGTCTTGCGGTGTCTGGAAAATGCCAAGGTGTCTTCCAGTCTTGCGGAACTGGTCGATGGCTTCCTGATCGCTCATGATGCGGCCATCATCGGAGACGGTTGGGATCAGAACCTCGCCGCGATCTGTGCCAATCGACATACTACGCACGGAGCTGATCGAGCCGTCCGCGTTCTTCACAGCGGGGCGGTTCGTCAAGTCAATGTTGCCTTCGGACACCATCCCTTTGAATGAACCAGATGGCCCTCCGGGGCGTTGTGTTGGGTTGTCTGGACCGCCCGCGCCCATGCCCACCATGGCGGGGCCGTGCTCGGGGGCCGCAGGCTTGCTCAGATCCATGCCGCGCGGGGTCGTGTTGGCGATCATCTTCGGTGCACGGGCGGGGTCATTCTCTGCCGGCGCCATGGCGCGAATGTCCGGCCCGCCTGGAATGTTGCCGTCCGGCGAAAGGGATTGCCGATACTGGATGCCGGGGCCGACCGGGCCCATGGCGTCCATGCGCTGGTTGAAATCCCGGTAAAACTGCTGGCTCTGTTGCCGTTTCAGTGCATTAGACGCCTGCTCAGCCTTGCGCGCCTGCGTCGTTTCGTAAGATGTCTTTAGCTCACGGGCAGCTTTCTCGGCCGCTGCACGTTCTTTCTTCGTGAGCTGGGGTGCGGTTGCCATGGATAACCCTGAATGAGCGCAACAGACTTGGTGACCATCCTCGCGCTAGGCGTGGTGGTCTGCGTGGCAGGCTATGGATTGCTCGGAGACGGACGGCGCAAACCGTCCAACGAAGTGATTGACCCGAACAACCAGCAGCGAAGCGCGTTCAACCGGCTTCGCCTTCCCCGGGACAACCCGCATCTATGGGCGGATCAGATCGAGGATTGGTATGTGCGGGTCAAATCGCACATTTATTTTCTATACACCCTGATCGGCGCTCTGGTCGCCGTTCTGTTTATTCACCTGATAGCTCACTGAGCGCCTTCAACGCGCGCCCATTCCGCAACCAGCGCCCGCTGGCGTGGCGTCAGCGCCGCAAGCTGCTGGTCCGAGAATGGAACCTTGGCCTTGAGCATGGTCAGCAGGTACACGTTGCCGGCGCGTTCGATGAAGTCGTCCAAGGCGCGTTGCGCTGCTTCATCGCTCTGGTTGTAGTTCTTGAGCCGCGATTGCGCTTGCTGCGCTGCCAGACCTTCGCGTTCTGAGATCGGGCCTGTTCCGCGCAAAGAGTTGACCGCCTGCAGGAACGCCTCGCCGCCAAGCTGATCAACCAGCGCCTGCGCTTCTGCGTCGGCTCCAAAGCGTGCGCCCATAGCGCCTGCGCCTGCCTCAACGGGACCGCCATAGAGGCCCTTGAACCCTTCGTGGTTGCGGAGCTGCTCGGCAACGCCAATGACGTTGCTGAGCTGCGCGGCGGCTGCCGGAAGCTGGATCTTGGCGTCTGTCGCAGCCTTGCCGAGAGCCGTGATGCCCGCGACCGTTGCAGCATCTTGGCCGACCTTTTCCGGCGCCACAACTTGCTGAAGCGTATCGGGTCCCGCGTTGCGGTTGAACATATACGGCGTATCGCCAGCCATGAGCGTGCCGTAGTTCTGGCGGGCAATGGCTGGCTTTCCAGAAGCCGGGTCTTCTGCCACTTGCGATGTCCCGTCGCGGAACATCTTAAGGAGTCGCCCATCCGACAAAGGTTGTATTGACTGCACCCCGCCATGCGCCAGATCCGCGCCATCTGCCGTCGGCCTGTTCGGAACCGAGAAGATTTGATCGAACTCGCCGTCATTCACCGTGCCAAGCACGTCGCCGGGGCCAAGTTTCACCGGGGCGTTTAGCCTGTCACGATCAAGCTCGATCTGCGCCTTCTGGTAAGCCGTCATCGGCTCCGGCGTCGGCGGACCCATGCCGAGACGCGCCGACAGCGCAGCGATCTGGCCGTCAAGCGCCTGGTCCGTGAACTTGCTGGTGTCAAGCGGCATCTGCGAGACGTCCTGCCCGACGATCTGGGAGATAACAGGCGCGTTCTGCTTCCACCACACCGCACGCTGCTGTTCCGGCAATGACCGCTGCTGCTGCATCAGCGCAAGCGTCTGCTTGGCCTTGTCCATCTGGTCGGCTTTTGCGGTATCGCGCGACTGCTGCCAGCCCTGCGGATCAAAGCCGCGCCGGAATCCATCGATCGCAGTTCCGAGGCTCTGCAACAGCGCGTTCTTCGGCTGCGGTGGCGGGGTCATCTGCGGGGATGGCATGGCAGCAGCAGAGCGCACCATCGGATCCTTTGCCGCCATAGGCGCCGCACCTGCGAGTTGCGGCATCAGCATGTTGACTGCCATCAGTCCCACCACCCGTTGGATTTGCCGTAGTCACTCACCGAGCCAAGCGCGCCGCTGATGCCCTGACCCCAGCCCTGATATGCGGACGAAAGCGCATTGGCGCGTGCGTTTCCGGCCTGCGTGATGGCGTTTCCGGCCTGCGAACCGTACTGGCTCGCCGCGTTGCCGATCTGGCTGGTTGAGGTCTGCTGCAGGCCTGCCAGCGAGCGCAGCGCGTTGGTGTAATCCCCGAATGCACCGTAGGTGTTTCCGGCCAGCGTCTTGGCGTACCGGCCTTCCGCCGCGCCGCTGATCGACTTGCCAGCCGCGCCCATCTGGCCCTTGATCTGGTCGAACTGCTGGTTGTTCAGCGTCGTCGCCAGCTTCATGTAGGGGCTGTCGTAGAACTCCTGCAGCGGGTTTGTCGCCGTCGCCGTTCCACCCGTTCCCGTCCCTCCTCCGGCGTCGGTTCCCGTTCCAGTACCAGTCCCCGTGCCGCCGCCGACGGTCGGCAGCGTGCGGCCTTCGTTGCGGCCAAAGTTGTTGTAGTGCCACCAGAGATAGGCGTCACGGTTGCCGCCAAAGAGCGACTGGACGTCCGGCTTGTTCCAGCCGTTGGCGTCCGTCTGCAGATCAGGGTTGCTGTTCCAGTAGGCGTTGTAATCGAAGCCGGTCGGAGCCGATGTGCCCAGCGTCTGCCAGTTGTCGCCGCCATTGCGAATCATGCCGCCCGCAAGGCCGCCCAGAGGGCCGCCAAGCACATAGCCCACACCTGCGCCAAGAAGACTGTTGCCACCGCCGCCCGTATGGCCCTGCACCGGCTGGCCCGCGCCCCAGTCGTTCGGGTTGTAGGTCCCGTATCCGTAATTGTTCCCGCCCTGAAATGCGCGGGCGTAGTCCTGCGGAGCGATGCCGAACAGCGCCGCCAGCTTGTTGGTCGCCGCGCCGCCGGTCAGATACCCCGGCATCGCAAGGCCGCGCTGATCCTGGTAGATCTGGCGCTGCAGCGCTGCGTTCTGGTTCGCCGCGTTGGTCTGCGCATCCGCCGCAGCCTGCCCGCCGGCGCCGGCCATGTAGCCGCCAAGCAGGTTGGAGCCTGCCGACAGCAGGAGTTGCATCCAATCCATGGATTTGCCCTTAGCTCAGTTCAGTGATGGAAACGCCAACCGTCGATGACGCAGTTGCAGCGAGTGAATCCGTGACCGTGCAGCGCCAAACCGCCGTCTTGTCCTGCCCCAGCGCCGTGATTGAGCCGGTCCAGCTTGTCGCCGCCGACGTGCCAGAGTTGGCGCTCAGCCCGGCATCGCCCGAGACATAAGCCCAGGCATAGGTATACGGCCCGGTCCCGCCCGTTGGCGTCGCCGTCGCCGTGTCTGTCGTCACCGAGCCCGTGCCGAACCGCTGACCGCCGACAAAAGGCTGATCAATCGTCACATAGAAGCTTGGCCCGCCAGCGGTGCCGTTGACCGCATCATTGGCTGCCTGCGCCGCCGCGTCGGCTGTGGTCTGCGCCTGTGCTGCCGCCGCACGAGCCTGCGCCACGCCGCTGTTGACGTTCGTGACCCGCCCGCGCTCGCCAAGGATGAACCGGCGGAACGCTTCGGTGGCCGCACCCGTCTTTGGGTCAAACCATGGTTGCGGGGGTACGGTAGGCGCTTCGATGTCAGCCAAGGAGCGCCTCAATGCTGCTGATCATCGCCTGCGCCACTGCCGCGTCATTGGTCAGGTCGCGCGTGATGGTGATTGACGTGCCTTCTGTCGCCGGGTTGGCGATGAGATAAGGCGTCAGCGTCGTCAACGGGCCGTCCCGCTCGATCCTGAGCCGCACCCGGTCGCTGTACTGCAGCAAAATCCGGCGAGCCGACGCCACCTGCTTCTGGTTCATGCGTCCACCCTCTGGAGCGCCTTGTAAGCCGCTTTCACCGGGTCGGTTTTCTCGAACAGGAACACCACCCCGCGACGCAGCGCCGAGCCGTTCATCCGCCAGATCGTGGCTTCGTCATAAACGCCCTGCTCACCGAGTTTCCGGTTCCGCTTGGCCGTGAATGTCTGCCCGCCATCCACAGAAATGCGCATTCCAATGAGCGGATCGAGTGCATCGCTGGCCAGTGTCCCGACACCTTGGCTCACGATCAACTGCACCGCCGGGATCGTCTCGAAATGCCCCGCAGGCAGGAACGCGGAAAACATTCGCTGGATCACATCGCCCGTCGTCGTCGCGTTCGGCATGGACTCCGAGGCATAATCCCGGCTCAGTTCATCGAACTGCCCGGTTGCGTCGCAGGCAAAGATGCGGCTCTGGGCCTTCACCACATGGGTATAGCGCCAGGTATCCGTGTTCAGCGTGCCGCGCGTGTGCCATTGCGCGTTCATCACATCGAACACCGCCGTCCCATACGGCGTGCGCCAGCCAGCAAAGATGTGGCCCTCATCGACATAGGTAAAGCCAAGGATTTCATCGACATCGGCCCGCTTGAGAAGCCGCGTCACCCATGGCTGCGAGATGATTTCCGAGCCGCCAACCCCGAGACGGCGGACGTTCCGGTCCACGTCCACGAACATGATCGCGTTGTCGGTCTTGATGATGCCGGAACGCGACAGGCAGCCGACCTGTTGCGTCATGCCGGGCTGAAGCGCGAACGGGTCCGCGTCATCGCCCGTCTGCGCCCAGACCTCGATCGTCTGCGTGCCGAACAGGTAGTAAAGTTCGCCCAGCACGCGGCCGGCTACAAGGTCATCCGGCGAGCTTTCCGCCGTGTAGTAGTTCAGCGCCGTCGTGTTATCGAGGTCCAGAACCGCCGTGAACCCGAAGCGCGGGCCGTAGGTGAACAGGCCGCGCTGCCCCATCGTCGCAACCGAGGTAAACGCCGTCGCGCCTGCGTCTGACAGCAGCGTCGCAAAGTCCGCATCAGTCACCGCTGCAATCGCGGTTCCGTCCGACACATAGAGGTCGCCATCGAACAGGCCGAACCCCTCATCCTCGGTAAAGGCAAAGTCGCCGTTGTCCGTGCCCGCCGTTGAGCCGGTCAGCGTGCCTGCCGTATTCGTCCCGATGTCATAGGTGGCCATGGTCGTGCCATGCGCCACAAGGATCTTGCCGCCGGCATGTCCATCCGCCTGCCACATGCCCCGGCAGGCCCCGGAGAAGTCATTGCGCTGCAGGCTGCCCGGCGTTTCGACCAGCACCGTTTCGTTCTTCGGGTCGGTCGGGTCGGGTTCGAGATAGACGTTGTGGCAGCGCTTGTCCGGCAGGCCCGCCACCGTGGCATTGGCCGCCGCCGTTGCCAGCGGGATATTCAACGCCATTGCGGCGCCCTACGGATATAGACGGAGCCCTCGCGGTCATTGCCGCGAAGCAGGTTGTAACTCTCCATCGCCTGCATCATGACCAGCTCGGACGGCTGCTTGTTGAACTCAGGC